GCTTGTGTTGTGAACAACGGCCTTATTGAGAAGTGGTTTGTTGAGCCTGGTATGGAAGATAACTGCGAAACTGATCCGTATGGTGAAACTTCGCCGGAAAACATTCTTGACTGGTTGCGCAACAACTGATATATTGAATGCTGGTCCTCTAAGCCAGAGTCCGTGGATGCACTAACATCGCGACGGACATTTTTTATTATGGAGAATGAATATGCGTGAAGACTTCCTCTGGGTTGAGAAGTATCGTCCTCGTAAGCTGGACGATTGTATCCTTCCCGACGAACAACTTAATACCTTTCGCCAGTTTGTGGCGACTGGTGAAATCCCTAACATGCTTCTCTGTGGCTCTGCTGGTGTAGGCAAGACTACTATCGCCAGGGCTATTTGTGAGGAACTTGGTTGTGACTATATCGTTATCAACGGTTCAGAAGAATCTGGTATCGATGTTCTCCGCACCAAGATCCGAGAGTTTGCCTCCTCTGTCTCGTTTAACGGCAAGACTAAGGTTGTTATTCTAGACGAAGCCGATTACCTGAATCCAAACTCTACGCAGCCAGCCCTTCGTGCCTTCATTGAAGAGTTTGCCAACAACTGCCGCTTCATCTTTACCTGTAACTTCAAGAACCGCATCATTGCTCCTCTCCATAGCAGGACTGCGGTGATCGAATTCAAGTTGACTAAGGCTGATCGTCCCAAGATGGCTGGTCGTTTCATGAAGCGCCTTGGAGAAATCCTTGCTGCCGAAAATGTCCAGTTTGACGAGAAGGTCGTAGCAGAAGTTCTCAAGAAGCACTTCCCTGATTATCGCCGTGTTCTAAACGAACTCCAGCGGTATAGTGTTAGTGGTGTTATTGATGAGGGTATTCTTGCCAACGTTCAAGAAATCAACATGAAAGAACTTGTTGATGCCTTGAAGGGTAAAGACTTCCGTAAGGTGCGCCAGTGGGTTGTAGACAATATCGACAACGATCCTGGTATCATCTTCCGTAAGATTTACGATACTGTTCTGGATGATGTAAAGTATCCAGCAGCCCTTATCGTTTTGCTGGCCGACTATCAATACAAGTCTGCTTTCGCTGCTAACCAAGAAATCAATCTCGTGGCCTGTCTGGTTGAGATTATGGCTGGAGTGGAGTGGAAGTAATGGAAGGTATTCTAGAGGGTCTAGGTGATCCGAAGGTAGAATACAAGCCAGAAGACTTTGTAGAGAAGAAAGCTAAAATCTCTCCCTTCGATTTCATCAACGATATTAACCACAAGAAAACTAATCTCATTGTAGATGAATGGTCCGAGAAGCAATACAATCCTTGGATCATTAATCGTGGCTTGAGTTTCAGTGCCGACACTGTAATTCCAGCCAACGAGATGAACTGCCGTCCACACCTGGACAAGTCTATGCAAAACTCTTTTCTTATAAATACTATTCGGTCTAGAAAGCGATTCGATAAATGGATCAAAATCGAAGACGATGCCGAAGTTGAGATGATTAAAGAGTATTATGGCTATAGCAATGAAAAAGCGCGCCAGGCTCTTACAATTCTCTCCGAAGAACAAAAGAAAATAATAAAAGAGAAATTGTATAAAGGTGGTAGAAAATGAGCGAAGATTTTTTTGATATTAACTATCCCGGCTATGCGCCGTTGGAAGTTAAGTTAAAGAATCCTGATGACTTCTTAAAGGTTCGTGAAACTCTTTCGCGTATCGGTGTTGCGTCTCGTAAGGATAAGGTTCTTTATCAGTCATGCCATATTCTACATAAGCAAGGTAGATATTTCATCGTTCACTTCAAGGAACTCTTTGCTCTAGACGGCAAGGATGCTGACTTTAGTGACAATGATCTACAGCGTAGAAATACAGTGGCGCATTTACTTTCCGATTGGGGTCTCATTACTATCCTCAATCCAGAAATTCATGAGGACAAAGCTCCTCTAAATCAAATCAAAGTCATTGCTTATAAAGAAAAAGGCGAATGGGAACTAGTTCAAAAGTATAACATTGGCCGCAAAAAGTAATTGACAAAAGATTAAAATTGTTGTATAAATAGAGGGTGCTATGCTTCGGATAGCACCCTTTTTTAATCTCGCTTAATAGGAGAAAACAAATGAATAAATTTCTAATCGGCGCAATCGCCGCTACTCTCGTTGCAACCCCCTCTCTTGCTGCCTCATGGCGCACCGAACTGTTTAGCCGTCTTGATACAGATACAAGTGGCGAACTAACAGTTTCAGAACTAGAGCAAACTGGTTGCCATGTAGATCGTAAATTGTTCAACTATGCTGATGCCGACCGCAATTCAGCACTGAACAATAGAGAATTTTTCAACAATCGTAATCTATTCTCTCGTTGTAAGTAAGGAGACCGATTATGACATGGAAGTTTGATCATACTTTTGCACAATTTCCAAACATGGATCGTTACTTTGTTGGTGCCGATCGTGTTATGAAGAAGTTGTCTGATATTGCTGACCAGTCGGTTCAAGTAGTATCGAAGTATCCACCCTACAATATCAAGAAGGTTGATGAAGACCGTTATGTTATCGAAATGGCAGTAGCTGGTTTCGGTAAGAACGAACTTGATATTGAACTTGCCGAGGGCAAGCTAAAGGTTTCTGGTAATGTCAAGTCCGATGATACCGCCGAGTATCTGTTCAAGGGCATTGCAGAACGCGGCTTTACTCGCGAGTTTACACTTGCGGATAATGTCGAAGTTAAAAGTTCCTCTCTAGTAAATGGCATGCTAAAGATTTGGCTTGAGGCTTTTGTTCCAGAAGACAAGAAGCCTAAGAAGATCGATATTGAAGATGCCAACACAGATTCCGCAGCCTCAACTGCCGAGTTTCTGGTTGAACGTGAGGAAAAATAATGTTTAAATCTAAGTATGTTGTGCCTGTCTCTCAGGCAGCGCACTTGTCTATTTTGTCAATGACTGCACTGTGTTTTTACGCATTGCTAACTATGTAAGGTGACTGCTATGTCCAATATCAAATGTATTAAGCTAATCAGCGGCGAGGAAGTCATTGCTGATATCGATGAAAGTATTGAAGGCCTCGTTATTCTGAGCAAGCCTCTATTGATTATGATGGTACCAAACCAGAACAATCAATTTGGTATTGGACTAGCACCCTTCTGTCCGTATGCACAAGGCGGCGATATTCCTATTCGTGCTGGTGCAGTAATTTCTATTTTTGAACCAGATGCTGGAATGAAGAACGAATACAATACTCGTTTCGGCAGTGGTATCGTCATTCCTGAAAGTAAGATTATCGTATGAAGAACTTTGTAGCCGCCCTATTTCTATTCGCTCTACCGACTGTAGCTAATGCGTCCCCTTGCGACCAGTTCTATCCTAACGGAAAAGAAATCGTAGTGCCGAATACTACTGTGCTTTGCAATTCTTTCTTTGCAACAGTATACGATGATGTAAACAACGCCACTGTATTCTCGACCGAGATTGTTCAGGATCGCGTTGTTAAGGTAGCCCGCACCGATGACTTCCGTGCTGACAAGCGTATCTCTGATTCGCCCACCCCAGCCGATTATACCAATAGTGGTTATGATCGTGGTCATATGGTGCCAGCCGCTAATGCAGACGCCCCGAATGAAATGTCCGACACTTTCTACATGACTAACATGACCCCGCAGTTGCCTTCTGTCAATCGCGTTGCATGGAAGAACCTTGAAGAGCGTGTTCGTTCGGTTCCTTTCAAGTGGGTAGTCACTGGTGCGTATTACGGTCCAACAATCAAGTGTGATGTTACTGTAAAATGCATCGGTAAGGCCAAGGTACCAGTTCCTGTATTCCTTTACAAGGTGGTATTCTTTGCAAGTGGCAATACCGCAGTTTATATCGTAGACAACGTAACCCCCAAGTCGCAAGTAGAGACTATGAAACTCGAAGAACTTGAGGCAAAGATAGGATATAAACTTCACTAAAACCTCTTTACTTTTGTCATGTGTTATAGTATATTAGTCTTTGAATTGAACAAGAGGTATTATGTCGAAATTCTACACAAGCGCACACCAGTATGGCTCCAAGATTCTCCTTCGTGGTGTTCATAATGGGGTGCGCTTTAATCGTCGGGAAGACTTCTCTCCCGTTCTTTATGTAAAGAGCAAAGAAGAAAGTATTCATAAGTCCCTATATGGTGAAAATCTCCAACCGATTGAGTTTGAGAGTAATAACGAAGCCAAAGAGTTTGTCAATAGCTATGGTGAAGTAGATAACTTTGCCATCTATGGCCAGACCAACTATGGTTATCAGTATATCACTCGCAACTTTCCCGGTGAAATCGACTGGAATATGCAGTCGCTAAAGATTCAGACAATCGATATTGAAACGAAAGCCGAACATGGCTTTCCTGATATCAACAATCCCATCGAAGAAATTCTACTAATCACCGTAAAGGATCTAATCTCTCGCCAGGTTATTACCTTTGGTTGTGGTGACTTTGATGATATTAACTCTGAAATCATTACCGCTCTGCGCAATCAGGGTTGTAAGTTTCTGTATGTGAAGTGTGATAATGAACGTGACCTACTAGAAACTTACATTCGATATCACTCGGACAATCATCCCGATATCATAACTGGTTGGAACGTTGAACTGTTCGATATCGCATATCTTATTGCCCGCGTAGAACGTATGTTCAATGATGAAAATGCCACTAAGAAGAAGTTTTCTCCTTGGGGTCTTGTGCAACGCAAGAACATGAATGTCATGGGTCGTGAAATGTTTACCTATGAGATGAAGGGTATTGCCGTTCTCGACTATCTTGATCTGTATAAGAAGTTTACTTATTCAAATCAAGAGTCCTACAAGCTGGATCATATCGCAGCCGTAGAACTTGGTAAAAAGAAACTCGACCATCCTTACGATAGTTTCCGTGAGTTTTATACCAAAGACTGGCAACGGTTCGTTGAATACAACGTGGTTGACGTTGAAATCGTGGACGAACTTGAACGTAAGTTAAAGCTGATCGAACTGATCTTGACGATGGCTTATGACGCCAAGTGTAACTACAACGATGTTTTCAGTCAAGTTCGGACTTGGGACTGTCTGTTGTATAATCACCTGTATGATAAGAACATTCACATTCCACAGAAGCGCGACCAGCAAGGTCGTGGTATCGAAGGTGCATTCGTCAAAGAACCTAAGCCTGGTAAGTATGACTGGGTAGTTTCGTTTGACGCGACCTCACTGTATCCATCGATCATTATGCAATACAATATGTCACCAGAAACTCTGGTAAATGGCTTCGTCAAAGATGTTACTGTTCGCGGCCTTCTTGATCAAAAGTTTGATCTTGATGATCTAAAGTCAAATGACTATTGTATGACTTCTAATGGCTATGCCTTTACTCGCACCAAGCAGGGTCTATTCCCAGAGATTGTTGAGAAGTTCTTTGGTGACCGCCAGCGTTACAAGAAGTTGATGATTGCGGCTCAGAAAGAATACGAAGCCACTAAGAATGAAAAACTAAAGAACGATATC